TAAATCATTCACTGACGCCATACTATCATCTAATATCTCCTTATACTCGGACTCTCTTCCGATAGGACACAGTGCTAGCATTTCATCGTGATACTGTAAGAATGGTGTTACTCCCTTAGACATCATAAGCTTAACCCAACAATCAAATACATAAGCCCCTGTACCTTGATTAAGAGTTGAGAATATATCTTTCTCTGCTCTAATAGAGTACCAAAACTTATTAAGTGGGTTCTGTAACCATTGTTGTTCGCCAACATTCTTAACAATCATATCATTTGGTAATTGTTTTATTGACCAATTTCTGTCCCAATAACTTTCTATAACAGCCTTAGCTTCTTTTACTGTGAGTCCAGTAGAATCTGCTAACTTGGGGGCACCAACACCATAGATACAAGAATAATTTGCCATCTTATAAATATCTCTAATAGGCTTTAATAATCCATCGGTTTTTAGTCTAGGTATATCCTCCTCTCTGATTGCACCGGCTTTTATAGCTAAATCTAAGTGTGGGTCAAACCCCTCAACCATTTGGTCTTTTACATAATCGGGGTCGTAGTCCCACATATAATGCCTCTTTGTGTTATCCTCTAAAGAAGTTACGTCACTACCACATAGCGTATAACCTTCCGGAGCTACAATACACTCACGTATAATTTGACCATCTCGAAGGTGTATAGAGATAGCGTCAGTCTTACTTAGACCATTTTCTACAATCTCTTTCTTGATGTCACCGGTAACTCCGGGTAGGTTTGCTATTGGTCGAGAGTGCCGAAGTCGTAAAGTATTTGTAAAACCGCTCATAGATGCTACGGTATATCCGCTTTCGTCTACTGTATCTAAAAATGAGTTGAGCACACCCAACCTATGATTAATTACAGATAGTCCGTCTAAATCTGCTATGGCAGGCTCAATACTAACTAATTCTAACACGCTCTCGCAAAGTTCTCTGTCTGCATTACGAACTTGAGGAACATCTCCATTAGCTCCTTCTTTAAAAATTTTAGGTTTCCAGCCGAGAGAATCTAACCAATCTTTTAATTGTTTATTAGATGCGGGGTTAGCGTCTTCTCTTACTTCCTCTGTGTCCGCAGGCAAATTATTTTCTTGTAAGTAACTGAACCAATCTTGAGCTCTCTTTGATGGAGAGCCATCTTTCTTGTACATTGCTTTAGGCTTAGATTTTATAAGCTTACCCATTGGCATAGCCTTAACTAAACTCTTAATCTTAGGCTCTTTTAATGACTCTAGTATAGCAATGTTCTCGTGAACTTTATCTACGTCTATCTTACATTGAATCTTACGTTGTTGTGCAACACAATGCATTTTAAACATAAGATATTTCATAAACCTTTGTAGGTCGCTGGTATCAGTGTACAATTCAAGTAGTTTCTTTCTAATATCCTCCCAAACTTTAATGTTAATCTTAACATCTTCTTCGCATCTGTGAGCATATTGTTTGTATGTCAGCCCTTCCCAATCATCTATCTTAGGCTTAGGTATCCCATAATCCTCGCCAAATGCGGCTAGGCCATAAGAGCCCACTCTCTCTGGATAAATATACCAAGCAAGGGCTAATGTATCAATAATAGTTGCTTTAACCTCTATACCTAGTACTCTCTCAATCTCAACTACGTCAAATGCTATAAAGTTATGACCTATTATAGTGTTCTCTTCATTGGTCATAAGTCTCTCGATAGCTTCGTAATCATTTGTAGATGTAATCTCCCACTCTCCATCATCGTTCTTGTAACCAACAGATATAACGTGTATTTTACTGGCTATGAGACCATCTGCTTCGATATCTACTACGTATGTTTTCATCTTATTTATATTTTATGTTTATTTAACTCTTTAAGTATAGCTGTAAGCTCGACGACTTGGGCAATAGCTTTTTCCCTTTCACTCTTAACATCTTCTATTGCCCATTCTAATTCGTCTCTGTCCATTACATCAAATCTTCTAAGTTTTTAATTCTCTTGTGACCTACGTCATACCTCTCGTTGTGGGGTGCGTTGTATAAGTAACATAAAATTCCTGCTTTGTTAAGCTCTACAAAGTTATGATAAGCATCATCAACAAAGACATCTATTCCTGCCTCTCTTGCAACCTCAACTTTAGATTTATCTAATCCAACAGTATAAACAGGTGCTTTAGGAAACCCTTTAGAGGCTAACCACTTTTCAGTTATCTCTGTACTACAAGGTCTAGATGTGATATAACAATGTGGCTCAAATGGTAGGCTATCTACCTTAGTCTCTAATTCTAGCCAAAATGATTCGTCATTAATTACCTCTTTAAAGTTTTCTTGTAGTTTGTAGTCATTCCAATAGACAGCTCTGTCCACTGTGTCGGGAAATCTTTTCATAAGTCCACCAACAAAGTCTGCTAATACCTCATCAATATCTAACCCTACTTTTGGTAGCTCTAAATATTTGTGACGTCTATCGTCTCCTTGTGGAAATATTTTGTAATAGGCTGATAAGAAATGTGCGTTACATTGAACGTGGTCGATGTGTAACAATCCCGTTTCCTTATCATAATCCTCACCCAATTCAATCGCGGCTATATGTCGTTTTAATGACGCTAGTACCGTTGACCAATTCATACCTTTCTCCCAATTTCGTGGTGCATATTTATTAGCTCCTGCAGTAAGTACAGAAACAATACCTGCTTGAGCTACTGGGTGAAGTAAATCATATCTAGATTTGTCAGAATTAAATCTTAGACCTTCACCTTTGTCTCCCTTATTTCCTGCAAAATCAGATGCTTCTAACTTTCTATATTTAGTGCTTAACAAAGGTTTTTTTGTGCTTTGCTGATAGTGAAGACCTTCATTACCATTCTGAGCAATAAGGTCAATTCTTCTTTGGTTCTCTGCGTCATCTCTCTCTGCTTGAGATGCCATTACATATTCATAATCTGCTACTTGAATATCCTTAACACTCTTAATCTTTCCGCTTTGAACTAAATCTTCATATTTTTTCTTAGAGTCTCCCATAATTAGTCGTTATAAGTGTAAATTGTATATCTAACAGGCTCGCCAGATCTGGTTGTAGTATTGATTAGTGTGGAGTCAATGTCTAAACCTAACCTGTTCCTTAGCTTATAAATTACAGCGCTAAGTCTAGTAATATTATATTTAGTGATAGCCTCCCAAGATGTTATACTTCCATGTAGCCTTAAGTGAACCATTACTGTTTGTAGTTGCGTCATTTTAGGTTGCTGAACCTTGTTGTTGCCTTTTTTTCCAAAATTGCCAAAAATGTTTTTTCATAATATTTAATTTGTTTTAATTAGGGTAAAATGTAAATAATCTTCCATACTTATCGTTTTGAGCCATACACATTATTTTTAATTCTTCTGTATTTATTTTTGCTACAAAAGAATCTCCACCCTTAGTGAATATTTGTGTTAATTCTTCGTCGATACCTTCCCAAGATTCTATCTCGTATGTGTCTAAGTATCTGACACGGTAATAAACTCTGCCGTCTTTTCCAATTTTTCTTATCTCGAATCCATCATAAAAAGCCATACGTTAAAATATATCCGGTGTTGGTTGCATTTTAGGAAGCTCTTTCTTTTGACTCTTCAAATATGCATTATACATTGGATTGTCACCGGCCTTGTCAAAGTAGCCAGTGAATCCATCTACCTCTTTTAATGTAAGCGTTACGCTTTCGTTTATTGGGGTTACTCTACCACCAGTGTGCTCATCTTTAACTTTATACTGCCTTATCTCCATTATCCTTCTCATCTGCGGTATCTTGTGGTTACGTATCCTGTGATACACTAGGAAGTGGTCACATCTATTCGCGAATATGTTACCACCAATAGCGTCGTATTGAGTTGGTGGTTTTAAATAACCCTCTGCGTCACGAGGTGCCCTAGTCGCGTCTGTTGTAGGGTGAACTGACATAAACACTGCACAAATCTGTTTGCTATAAATGTTTAGTTTTGATAATAAGTCATCATTGTAAGAGTAAACATTTGTTAGTGGCCTCTTAAAGTAAGAGAATGGGTCAATAAATAAACCATCTATACCATACTCCTCATTTAATACCTCACCTCGTTTTAAGACATCTTCTATTGAGTAATGATAATCATTCTTAAAAATAAAGAAATGTGCGTTCACGTAGTCTTTGAACCTTCTGAACTCGCCCATTTTATCTTTGAAGTATGTTATATCTTTACCCGATATTGCCTCAATTAAAATCCTTTTTACTGATGACACTTCATTCTCCCCACAAGCAACAGCGAACTTCATACCATATAATACTGACAAAGCCATAAGCTTATGTAATTCTACATATGTTTTGCCAACACCCTCGAAAGCTAATATAAAATTTAAGCTATTCCTTTTGAATAGTACATATTCATCTAGTGTTTTCCAGCCGTAGCTTAGGCCAATGGGTATCGTTCCATCTATCGCTTGAAATAATCTCTCTTCGTCTTCACCCTCTTTAGATATAAAGGATAGGTCGGTTAGGTCTTCATCTTCGTCGTCTTCCTGCTTTGTTTTTGTCTTTCCTTTATCTCCATATCCCATATCAGATAACTTGCCATACCCAACTTTATAATTTCCATCTGCCTCTAGCATACAGAATATTGCTGAATTAGAATATGGTTTCTCTGTCTCAAACTCTGTTGAGGTTGTAAACACGAATAAGAAGTTTCCCTCTAAATTATATCCTGCCGAAACACCTTCACTTTTACCAGGGCGTGTTAACTCTACCCACAAATCAGACTCTCTCTCAACAGTCCAACCGTGTTTAATTAACAAGTCTATACCAATGTCGGGGTCTTGGTTATATTTAGGGAAGGGGTCTTTATACTCCTTATCATCTGAATAGAATTTCTTTGTTTTAGAAATACTTTTATCAAATAATACAGATGTGCTCATTAGTATAGCCCTCTCTGTATCACTAATACTATTTATTTCTGTTAAATCACCATAAATAACTTCATATCCATCCGACGGATAACACTTAAGATAACCACCTTCTCCACGAGTCTCAATAAGAACCTCATTCTTCTCGTTTTTAGCCAACTTCTTATTTCCATCATTTACTGTTGTTCTATAAAGAACGTGATAACCATCATTAATAGTTTTACAAACAACGAGTTTCTCTAGTATTTCTCTTGGAACACGTAGCCTCCAATTATCCCATAGTTCTTGTGGATTATCTG